CACTTGGGTCAGTAATATTATATATGGTATATTTGAAAGTTACTGACGCAGTGAAGAAACTGTAATCACGAGTTGTGACATCAAAGTCTAATGTCGAGAGTGCGACAGGAAATGCATCTTTAAAATTCACATGAATACTTGGTTTGTAGTTACTACTTAAAATTTGTAACGTAGCATCTGAATATTGAAAATACAATGGGTCTCCATCGTCACCTACGATTCTATCAGTTCTGATATCATCTTTTCTTAACTGGTCATATTGACCTAAAGACTCTGGATATCCAAGTCCAGTAATCCATTTGTAGATTGCAAGATAGTTCTCCATCTTTTCATCTACTAGAAAACGAACGGTCAAATCGTCATACAAAACCTTATCGCCAGGCACAGGAATATCCTTCAAATAAGTTGGTTGAATCGCAGTTCCCATGCTTATTTGAGGTATGTTCGCAGATTGGCAAAGAAAATCAACCTTTGGTGTCTTCGTTAGAATCAACTTAAAGCCAACAGGAGACATATAGTTCCTATTAGCAATTTGTTTGTCAAAGGGTGATACTGAATCAGTCATTTACTTTTTGCAATTTTTTAATTCTTTTAGCGTAAAGAATATCAGCAGTTGAGTATAAAATTGGATTTTTCTTTGATCTTTTGATTAAAATTTTTGCGGCTTTCTGATCATCCATATTAGTATTTAGACACAAAAAAAAGAGACCCTTTCGGATCTCTTAGAAAGATATGTAATATCTGAATTACATGAGGTTTGTAACTGATACTCTTCTGTAGTAACGGTTAGCGTTAACAGTAAGTGTACCTGATCCAGCAGTTGTACCTTGTGAGAATGGGTTCTCGACCATACCATATCTGGTCTTAAATCCAATCTTGGGTTGGAATGTGTCCTGACCAACCGCACGAACCATCTGTAGAGGAACGTATGGGCAGTAGAATAATCCAGCGTCATAAGGTGAAGTACCTTTGTAACCGATAACATAGTACTGAGTTGCAGCACTGTTAGCAGCGAATGGATCGATGTACACTCTATACTTACCGTTGATAACACCAGCAAATGTATTACCTGTGTCGTCTACGTTTAAGTTAGCGTTAAGAGCAGGGGTGTAATCTAGAACACCAGCCATTGTTAATGCAGAAGCAACGTCAGCAGAGCAAAGGATGATGTTACCCTTTCCACGACGAGTTCTTTGTGCAATAGCGTTTGCATCTCTTTCAATCTGGAATAATAGTCCCTTGAATTTTTCAACTGACCATCTTCCGTTTGAGTCAGTGTCTAGGTTGAATGTACCAGCAGTCGCTGTGTTAACCTGAGCACCTGTCTCAGCAGTTTTGTAGATAGTTCTAATAACTTCTCTGTTGATTTCAGCAAGAATTTCAGTTGATAGAATGTTTGCTAACTCAGCCTCAGCGTTCAATCCGTGGATTGCCTTAAGGTCTTGAGCGAGTTCCAAACTATACTGTGCCTTTAGAGCTCTTGACTTTGCAGTCACAGTAACTTTCTCGATTGAGAAAGCCATTTCGTTGAAAGTCTTTCCTGATTCTCCGAGATCTTCAGAGTCATCAGTTCTCATACCCTGACCAACATCATAAGCAATCTGAGTCGCTGATGTTGAAGGGTTAAGAGCGCCTGGGTTAGTTCCTGACTGAGCAGTTGTTCCTAAACCAGTTGCAGCACCAGACATACCATCTGTAAGAGTATTCTCTTGGTTCTGTCCAGAGAATGCTGAATCTGGTTCGTTGAATAATGCCTCTGTTCCAAGCATGTTGTTAGCATTTGTGCCATCAACAAATCTGGATCTCATTGCGAAAATAAGTCCTGTTGGAGCGTTCATTGGTTGAACACCAGCAAGGTCATATGCCACCAAGTTAGGCATAGATCTTCTAATCAATGAGATTAGAACAGGGTCAAAACCAGCAACAGGGCCAGTTGCTGTTGCACCACCAGAGAAACCAGCACTTGAACCAGTGTTAGTATTTACTGTTGGAGCTTCTGAGAGGAATGATCTTTCCTCATTTAAAAATCTTTCTTGGTTCTCAAGCAAGACAGCAGTAACCGCTTTACGATGATTGTCCTTGATTTCATCAATTCCATCATGCTCTAGAAGGGGCTTCCACTTCTCTTGCAATTGTTCTGCGTTGCCAAACATTTGCGTTTTTACCTAATAAGTTTACGTTTGATTAATTAACAAGTTGAGATTCACTTTTTAGTGGCATGGGATAGTGCCTGGATGTATGCCGCCATACTACCAGAAACATTTTCTGGTGTTGCAGCGCTTTCGTTTAACACTTCCGAGTCACTTCTTTTTGGAGCAGTCTTGAAGTATGACTCTTTTAGAGTCTCAAGCTTTTCCTTATAAGATTCTTCACTTTCAAACTCAACACCTTCGGCAAGTGAAGCGAGCTTTTCCTTCTGAGTGGTCGATAGACCTTCAGAAACATCGGAAAGGATGTTACCACCTGTTGCCTCTGAGAGACTCTTTGTGATAGCTATATTCTTCTCGATTTGCTCGTTGAGTTTTGATTCCATTTCGTCAAGTTTGTCTACCATATTCTCAACGACATCATATTTATCATCAGGGATTGATACATAATGTTCTTCAAATAGACCTCTCATTCCAGTAAGGAATGATTCAGTCATTTCTGTTCTAAGTCCACGCTCTACTTCGAGTGCGTTTTCTTGTAACCACTCATCTGCGACATACTCTAAGTAAGAGTCAACACGCTCGATGAGTTCGTCTTTCATGCCTTCGACCTCTTCTACGAGCTTTGCTTCGTAGTGAGCTTCCATAGCTTCTCTAAGTTCGGTAACTTTAGACTTTAGAGCAGCCTCAAAAATTGTTTTAGCTTTCTCTCTAAACTCTTCGGAAAGTTCCTGTCCACCGAGAAGTGCATTAACATCGTCATCGATGTCTACTTCATCAGTGATTTCTGGAAGTTCAGTTACTTCTTCTTCAGTAACTTCTTCCTCAGCGACTACTTCCTCTTCTGCAACTTCGTCTTCTGCAATAACCTCTTCTTCGGTTTCGACTTCTTCCATTTTTGATTTAGCCATAACACCTTTTACTGATTTGAGATTTGCTGCATAAGAACCTTCGCCAGCTGGATCCTTTAATTTATTAGAATCGTCATCTGGTCTGTTGTTTTCTGGAGTTGGGCCACCGAGGTCTTCATAGCTCACGCCTGCCATGGTTTGCATGGGCTCAGCGGGTGCTGCACCTTTGGTTACGGCGTTCTCCATTTCTTGTAAATTTTTCCCACGGGACATTTGAACTCTCCGAATTACCTTTGTATAATCTGTTTTTATTTATATAATTAAAGATTTGCTAAGAAATCTTCAAAGACGTTTAATTTTTGTTCGTCTAATTTTTTTTGATCAACTAGAGTGTTGATCTGTTTGTATGTTCTAGTTGCAATCCTCTCACGAAGTATGCCACCATCCCATACCCAATCCTTTCCTTCCATGATACCATCTACGAAAGCATCTGGAGCAGAAGGATCTGCAACGATATCAGCAGCAGTAGCAAGAGTAAAATCTTCTCCCACTACACTGTATCCTTCATTGGTCTTATTTAAAGATCCTACACCTCTTGATGAAACACCAAGTTTAACACCCTCACCTAATAAGTTAGATGCGATCTTACCCATCGGAGTGCTAAGAATCTTTGCTTTTCCTATAAAATTATTTCCATCCTCTCTAAGAGATACAATTTTATGGGATACTCTGTCAAGATTAACAGTTGGGCCATCTGGATGACCTAATTCTCCAAGAGCTCTACCTTTTTCAACAAAGTTTTCGTTATATCTTCCAACTTCACGAGCAAGAGTTTGCATTGGATACATTCTACCATTACGATTTTTTATTTCACCTTGAAGGAATACACCTTCAATAAACAGATTCTTCTTACCGTTGCGATTCTCAACAATAACTTCAACCTGTTCGATTTCTTCTGTAATGAGTTTCATTATTGTACTCCTGATATTTGAACTTGTTGAACATATAATTTACCTGATCCAGAATCAGTTCTTGCAGCAACGGTCAAAGTTCTTCTCGCTTCTGCTGCAGTTGTCACTGCATTGTCTGAGTTAAGAGCTCGACTATCATGATCAACTGTTAATTTTGCACCAAATTGTGCATAACCAATCGTTCTAGCTTCTTGAATTGATACAACTTTTGCAGTCGTGTTAAATCCTGTAACGCCAGTCACACCAGAAACAGTCAACACATCATCAACTTTAAATGGATTACCCATTCCCTCTGATAATGTAATAACTGTTGCTGCTCCTTTTGTGATATCAGCGATTCCCATTGAACTCGCTCTACCTAAGTTCAAGGTAGCAGGGGTTCCATTTGGAACAAAATAATCAGATGTGGTAGCAACTGCCGTTGTGCCGATTGCTACATGAACATTTTGTCCTGTAGGAACAACTCTGAGTGTATCAGACTGAACGGTAAATTGAACCATCGCTGATGTCGCAGACGTAGTAATTGTTTGTGAATCACCTACTGGTTGATGTGCCATTTACTCTTCCTCTTCGGTTTCTTCTTCAGCATTATCAAGTTCACCAGTTGTTTCCACATCCTCTTCGGGTTCAAAATCATATCCCAACATTGTATTTGCAACGGCAGGCTTGAGTTGGTCTACTCTTGCTGCAGCCTTTTGCATTAATTGAGTTTTTATTGAATCACTAATTTCAGATGGAGATTCATCCGCAATCATCAAGTTCATTAATTCATCCATGAGATAAAAATCCTATACCTATGTTTTATTTATATCTCGCCACCTTTGGGAGATTCTGGAGCCTCAATACTTGTTTCGTCAATATCTGGTTCTGTAGCTGGTTTTCCAAGATTTCCTTTAGTTGATTGTTCTGCTTGAGCCGCTAACATCATCTCTTGTTCAGTTGGTAAAATAATACCAGCTTCTTTTTCTTTTTTCATAAGTTTATCTTGTTCTACCAATTCTTCGTCTGTCTGACGTAGAATCTTACGACGAATATAATCCACAGAATAATATTTTCCGATATAAGGATCAGCATTGGCAACGAGTCCTAATCTTTCTTGCATTAATTCTGCATCTTTAAGTTCTGCAAAATGATTATCATACAAGAAATCATATTGAATATGATCACTCATATATTCCCATTCTTCGGGAGTTATCACATTCTTAAGAATTAATTGTGTTTTGAGTATGTCGTGAAAAAGATTACTAAATCTCTTTCTCATTCTTCCAACAAACTTAGTAAACTTAAGTTCATCTCTTAGTATCTCTGATGAACGACCTAAACTAAATCCACTATTATCTGCCATGCGAGACTCAGGAACATTTAAAGAACGGAAAAGTTTCTTTTGAAAATATTCTACGTCTGTAAGTTCTCCTAAGTTTTGTCCGCCAGGTAATGTTGAAATCTCTGTTCCACGACCACCTTCACGACGAGGAAGCCAGAAATCTTCCATCATTGACATGTATTTCTTATCGTCACGAATCTCACCAGTGTTTGCATCGTAAGTTAATTTATTACGATATCTAGCCATAACTTCACGAAGATATTGTTCCGCCTTTGCTTTTGGTAGATTACCAACATCAATATAGAATATTCTTCTCTCTGGAGCCCTTGATAATCTATAGATGACAAGACTATCCTCAATCATTCTTAATTGATTAAGTGCCTTAATTGCTTTCTGTAGATAAGAAAGAACAGTTTGTTTATTACGATCTACTAAACCTGATGTGCAATATGCGACTGCATCTCTAGCAAACTTAACTGCATCTTTTTGTTGTCCTGTAACAGCAACAGATCCATATTGATTTTTCTGATATGAGTTAGGAGTGTATATGAAATATTCTGTTAATCCTTCAAAATCTGCGTCAATTGGATTATCGTTACCGCCTGGTTTATTATTATTAGTATATTGTATTGCGTTTGCACCACCTTTTTTCTTTTGTTCTCTTACATATTTAATTTTAAGTGCGTCAATATATCTAAGTTCCTTAATTCCTTCTTCTGGTTTTTCTAAATCTATGACTTTATGATAGTATATTCTTCCGTCTACATACCAATTGCGAAATATTTCATGTGCCTTTTTATCAAAGTCCAACATCTCTTTGATGTATTGAAACTCTGAACGAATGAGATCTTTAATCTGTGGCCCTACGTTTAAATTTTCAAGGTCAATTTGAACTGGAGAATCATTTTGATCTGCAACGATTGCTTCAATTATAATATCCTCTATCGCAGAGTCAACTTCGGGATGGAGTGCCATCTCACGATATCTACGAATTAAATCATATTCTGTTTTAAATACGCCCTCTACATCAAGATATTGCCCATAAAATCCAGACGCCAAGTAATAGTCAGCACCGTCCTCATTATTTTTGGGGACAGGCGAAACTACTGATGGTGACGGTTTCTTATACGAATCATCAATCGAGAAACCAAAAAGTTGTGCCATAGTATAACTTCGATACCTATAGTGGTATTTATATTATAACTTAAACTGTGATATTTATCAACTAGAAGTTACCTGTTGGTGAGGCTACTTCGTAGAATAGGTAGTTGAATGTAACTTGAAACTCTTCAATCTGATCTGTTGCACCAAAGTCAAGAGGAATAGAACTCACGGTATTTGGATAAATTCCCTCAAATTTATATGTCCTTAATACTTTTTCTGGATCGCCAGGTGATGTTCCCTCTCTACTCATTTGTTTTACAAAAGCAGATCTTTGATAGACTGCTGGATCAATTGAACCTTGAGCTGTTTGTAAATCGTTAATCGAGTTACTCCATCTTTCCATTGCATCTCTGATTACAAAATCAGTATCGTTGATGATGGTCACTGTCCAAGGATCAAAGGTGCGATCTCCAGCAACAGGAAGAACACGACCTCTATATGGAACTGGAATATTACCTAAATTTGACTTTGATGCATTTAAATTTCAAACTGATAAAACTCTAAAAGAGACTGAAAAAACAACACAAAAGTTAGAACAGGATCTTTTCTTTGCTACAAGAGAAGCAATTG